TTTAAACACAATCAAAGCCAACAGTATGCTGTTAAAGAAGAAACCAACAGCGTTACTGATTATGTATAATTTATCGTTACGACCCAAAGCACGAACCAGAAACAGAAACAAACCGCCCCAGACCATTAACACCATGCTTAGTGGAGGTAACTTATCAGTATACCCAAGAATCACACCCAAACTAGTAGGAAGAGTAGCAGCATGAATCATAACCATACCAATCCAACCACACGCTTCACTTATATCAAACTTAGCAACTTTCTTTTTCATTTCTCAACTCACTTTCTCATCACATTTAAAGTATAGTTGGAAACGGTAAGATTGTCAAGCATTATCTGCTAGGTGCCTGCCTTTTTCGCCATAATGATTTCTTTTTGGCAACTTTTGTGTCAACTGGTGTTGTCATTTTTGCACCTGCCTTATCAATTTGACATCAGTATCGGGTGTCACATAGATTCTTGCTCGAATGATAACTTCATCCTTAGCATAATCTTGCTGTTTTGTAAACTCTATACACTTATTGTCCATAATTTCACGCACCATCAATGAAATCAGTCTATTTTTTATCTCAATATCATCCATTTGTTCGGCTTCGTATGGCGACATTGTAATTGAGGTCGTCAACATCTTACCTTGAACAATAAAATCAATTGAATTTACTGATGGAATTGTAGTGTTGGTGCTTATAGGAATACTGGACGGTATTGTGAAATCATAATCATATGGTATGTGTGTAACAGGTTTTTGTGTGATGGGCATATTAACTCCATGATAAAATTGGTCCGGCTGCCAGGAATCGAACCTGGATCACAAGATTAGAAGTCATGTGTATTATCCATTATACTACAGCCAGAGTGGTGGGCCTCCTCGGATTTGAACCGAGACCTTACAAATTATGAGTTTGCTGCAATAACCAATTATGCTAAAGGCCCTAATAATGCTTTATATAAACGCATCGTGGACTAACACGATAACCATCCATGTGCCACTGTTCTTTCACTTTGTCACGTTCTTTGTAACATTGTTCAAGGCTGCGCTGTGGTGCTTGTATCACACCCTTACTTTGTACAAGTTCGGTGTTTGATTGTAGCATGTATAAACTAATGAATAGCACCCACATTAGTAACCACCAGTCAGATTCTCTGGTCGTGGCTCTGTACGTTGTGGTGCATCGGTATCTTGCTCTTTCAAGTGTAGACCCGTCAAGCTATGCTCATCACCAATATATCCTTTAAGAAACGTATTTACGGCAATGCTTGTTCTTGTATCGGTGCTTGTTGTCTGCTCTACCATATGTGTAAGATATGATGGGAAGATAACAATATCACCTGTACCCACAGAAAACCACCATGAACTAGAATTGAATGCATTGAAGTTTTCTGTTGGTAATTCTATGCGATTGTATCCTTCTTTGTAGAATGTAATACGATCTTTTTCACGATCAGTGCTTGTGTATATACATCCAGACAACCAACTATTTGGATGAGCATGTTTATGATGATACTGTCCAGTTTTGGTGTAATTCATCCATGATTGTGTAATGTACGCTTCAGCTGGATATTTTGGCGCATATACATTTTTCATATAATAATCCACATGAAATTGATAATACTCTCGTATCTCAGCCATTGCAGGATGATCTAGAACATAACGATTCGAACTTGTCAAGTTTCCACTATTTTGTGTCGTAGATTTTGCTGTTTCTTCGAAGAACTCTTTCTCTTCTTTTGTCCATTCACGGTGAAACTTGGCAAATAGAATGGGAGTAGGAAACAATCCTTGAATGACAGGATCGGGTATTATTTTAATCGTATCATTTTTTTTCTTCATCATTTTCATTCCTATCAATTTTTAACCACAAATAACCTTCTGTCTCATCGATTGCTCGTTGTGCCCACATCTCTTCATTTTCTAGCACAGGTATATCATACTCAGGTGCCATCCAGGGCTTATTTGTATTTGCTTTCGAAGTATTCATTTACTTTGAACTTTGCTTCTTCCATTGATTCTGCTATAACTTTTACCCATGCTACGCCACCAGCAATTTCCATGTCAAACGGCACAGGACCATCAAAATGAAATTCTTCTGGCACATCGATTTGTACCTCATACTCATCAAGATTCTGTATGCGTTTCATTACCGCTTCAAATTCGGCTCGGTGTGTCATAGTTGTCTCCTGTCACTTTATTGTACACGACTCTCTTCACTGTGTCAACTCTGTGTGCTGAATTTCGTGCGCCCATCACCACAATTACCTCATGATATTCTTTATCACCATCAATTTTATGTACCAATAGTGCTACACAAAAACCTGCCGGATTAGTATAACCGGTTTTGCTTACTTGTACGTTGTTTACTTGTGATAGTATAGCGGTATTTGTATTATGTAAAACTAACATTCTATTTTTTCGTTTGCCCGGTGTCTCAATCGCCGTCACTTTTTTGGTAGATATATCTCGAATCTCTGGATAGTTTGCAGATTCAATTACCATTTGCGTTACATCACTAGCCGTGCTTACATTGTATTTACTCAAGCCAGAGGGATCATCAAAATGCGTATTAAACATATCCAACATCAATGCCCTTGAATTCATGTGGCGCATAAAACGTTGACGACCACCAGGATAATCTGAAGCCAATGTTTCTGCTGCTGCGTTATCACTTTTGATCAATAGCATATGAAACAATTCACCACGTGTGTATTCACGCCGTGGCATTTTGCTGCCAGCATTCTTACTCAGCACCAGTTTGCGACTCATATCACGATCATAATCCAATGCGACCATAGCAGTCATCAACTTTGTCATGCTTGCCAAGGCACGAATCTGATCAATATTTTGTGACCGTGTAATTGTGCCTTCGGTTACATTTGTAACCATCACCGATATGTTGCTATATGTCTGAACCGCATACTGTTTAGACCTCTTTTGTTTTTTATGTTTGGGCTTCGCATCGGCTGCTGTTATCGTCAGAAAAAACAAAACAGCAAATGCTAAAAGCCACTGTGTAAGTGTAAGTTTTTTATTCATTAAGTGATTAGAGAAAAAACATACGGTGAAAGCATCACCGTGAAGAAAATTAGAATGTAGAAAAACAAATATCTGAATAGTAAGTTCATCGCCCTCTCCTGGGGCAACAAACTCTTATTTCAGTTTATCGCCCACTTGTTTGATTGTCTTTTCGTAGCCTTCACAAAGCTCCATGTAGTATTGGACCTCATTCCACGCATGTAATATTTGAAATTTTGCTTCATACAATGTATTCGTCAGTGCTTTATATCTTTCTTTAGGACCACTTTCAATCAATGTTATCAAGATGTCAAGTTTGTCAATGATATTAACATCATCAATGTCGACCTTATCATCATCGCCAAAATTGTCGGGTTCATCTGTCATTTTTCGCCTTTTTCAAGCAGATTGATTGCATCTTTTGTATACCTTATCTCTTTATTAAGTGTGTCACGAACTTCATGTAATTCTAGCAACTTTGCCCGCAGACGGTTAAGTTCCACGGTTTCTTCGGAATTCTTTTGTTTGGGTGTAAATGTATATATCTCAGCCATATTTGAAAGTTTAACATTGTCAAAAATGATTGTCAAGTATCAACATCATCTTCATCCATTAATGCCCACATAAAAAGAAAACCCATCATAGCAAGAATTATACCGAATATATCACCCATCCGAATTGCAAGTGTAAGTAGGAATAAAAACAATAAAAAGATGAATACTTTCATTACCACTTCTCCGCTCGTTGCCATGTGTCATCGTAATCTGCCACATAATCGGTAACATCAGGTATGTTTACCGCATACTCTTCTACATTCACTTCTTCCCAGTCTTCACCTTTTCTTTTAGCTGACATAATACGGGATGATTTGTCACGTGTTGCTGCGCCTTCTGGTGTTTGATGATACTCGGTAAGTTTGATTGATCGAATTGCCTTATCTTCTTCGGTGTGTTCACGAACATTGCCACATGAACGTGAACAGTACACTCCACGTTTCGTGTGTGTTGCACCACATCTAGGACAAGTTTTTTGTATGGGCATTTTCTTCTAGTGTTTTCTCTATGTATTCACAGAGCCAATGACCTAGAACCAAATGACCTTCTTGTATACGTGGTGTTGATGTGGATGGAATGGCAATATAGTAATCTGAATAATCTTGCATCCATCTAGTTTTCATACCAGTGAATCCAATATTGACAAGTTTGTTCAATCGACCAAACTTCATTGCTTCAATAATATTTTCTGATAAACCAGAAGTTGAGAGATAGATTGCCACATCACCAGGATTTGAGAGTGCCTGTAGTTGTCTTGAAAAGATATGTTTGAAACCCAAATCATTGCCAATGGCAGTGAGAATTGAAGTGTCGGTGTTCAATGCGATAGCGGCATACGCATCACTCTGTAAATTGAAATAAGAAACTAATTCACCAGCAAGGTGTTGTGCTTCTGCTGCCGAACCACCGTTGCCCATGAAAAAGATTTTTTTATTGTGTAACAAAGCATTTACACATGCCTGTGCGGCAAGTTTAGTTTGCTCTAGTGGATTTGGAATTGGTATCGATGCGAACTCTAGTGGCGCATCTGTCAGTAAAGAATCAATCACTGCTCTGGTGTCTTTCAAAGACTCATAAATGTTCATAATAATTCCTACGCTGATTGAAAAATGTCCTGTGCCCTACATGTGGTAATAAAATTGATGAATGCTACTGCTTCACTTTCGTCTTCATAATATCGTAGAATTGTTTGACCTGTGTATTCTGAAATGATCATCAGTAAGATATAGTGGTCACGGTAGGTGGAGAATTTAATCCACCAACCGTTTCTGACCACTGGCTGCCAAAACTTAGTCTTACCTTCTATATCAAGTTTTAGTTTCTTTAATTTCTGATTTGATGATTTTTTTTGCATCTTCAGCAATGTTCTTGTTCAAATTTACTACCTTCTTTGTATATGTAGTAAAAGTGTTGTCTGTAACACTGTCAAAATAGGCAATAGTGTGATCTACCAAAACTTTGTTGAAATCAATTGTCTTGATTGTAGCGTCTTCAGCCTTGCGCTGAATGTCATTCCACGAATAGAATGTTGGAAACTGAGGTGCTTGTGTGAAAAACATAATTATCTCCCTTTATAATTGAACTCTTTTAAAAGCTGTTCTACATCGGCTGTGTTTTGCGGATTTTTTGAGGCGATGTAATACTCAATATCCGACATTTGAGGTCTTGTAAACCACTCAAATATTTTTTTAAACATGTAAAATCTCTCCTGTAAAGATAGACCCAATTAGGCGTCATCTTTATTTATGCTGCGACCGCACAATTTTTAAGGTGTGCCCGGCGAATTTTGCAACTACACCAGTCATTATAGTATAACTCATTTAGCAGCGCATGTCTAGAGAATATTTCAAATGTTTCCCAATATGAACACTCCGATTTGCTTTTACAGAGGTGAAGAATTACTCTTCGGTAATTGTTTTCACCGGTTTCGGCAACTTCTCTTTTGAGTGTTTCGTTGGAACCCCAATAGTCTTGCCAGTCTGAAGGTTTTCGTATCTTTTTTTTCTTGCCGTTGATTTGACGATAGCCAGCACTTGTAAAGTATTTGCGTCCAATATATTTTCTTCCTGTAATCAGATTTTCTATTAGATAAACAAAGCCAAATGATGTACCGTCGTACTCATACGGCACATCATCATGGTACCATGTCATAGCGAATCTTCATCATCATCGTCAAAGTTTTCGTCATTTAAAAGCAAAAACTCACCGCAAAATGGGCAATGAATAGGATCCGATTCCGTAGTCATTTCATTGTAAGAAATGGCAAATTCAGATCCACATGCTGTGCATTCATGTTGTATTCTCATAATTAATTACACCAAGATTGTTTTGCCTCACCGTAGTATTCACGTGCAAAGCCATTTTGAATTAACATTGAACGAAGACTCTGTCCATCTAAAACGATATCACCCAATACACGACCACCAAATTTATCCCAGCCGTAGAGAATGACCTGACGCTTAGTTGATTTAGCAACGGCGTTGGTTGTAAATTTAGTTGCCAACTTTCCTCTTTCATCTTCTTGTGGGCATTGGGCACGAAAGCCTTTCTCTGGTGTATCTACACCATAAATGCGAACGGCAAGTTCGGGCTTCAATGGTGCTGGTAGAAATGATGCTGCGATTACTACTGTATCACCGTCATTTACACGAACGATTTGAGCATCATATGTCACACCTTGTGGTGCTTTCTGTGCTAGTGCCAACATAGGCACTAAAAGAAAAGCAAATAGTAATTTTTTCATATTGATTCCTTACAAACTAGATTGAAAATATCGAAACGAGTAGTGTTTGGTACATTTAAAGGAACGATGTGTGAACCAGTTTCATATGTTGTACGAAAAACGATTTTATTTTTAGCGTCAACATACCAATCCATGAGCAACATCAATTGTTTTCTGCCACAGTGTAATGAACCATAAACATATAATGCAGTCGCAGGAACATCTACGCCATACATGTAATATGGTTCATGATATGGCACAAAGGCGTGGAATTTTACAATTTCTTCTTTTGAACCGATTGTACTTTTCTCAATGTATATATCATGACCATCAGACTTGGTTACAAAATGCCAATCGTTTTGATTGTGAATGATTACATCATCTGCTGTGATGTTAAGTAGAAATTCTGACTGTGCTGCGTGGACAGAAAAAGCAAAAAACGCAGCAATAATAAAAGAACATAGGTATTTCATAATACCTCCCTGAAATACGTATTTAGAGAGGAAATTAAATACTGGTTACGAGTTCCAGTGTCACTCTATTGATGTGACCGATTTATTTTATCTTAGAAACTTAATTGACTTCTAAACATGATTGCTTGATCACCTTTTACACGACTTCCTGTGCTGCCAACCAAAGCATCAAACTTTGTATCAACATAGTTTACCATGAATCTCAGATTATCTGTACAGAACCATGTGATACCATATGTCATAGCAGTAGCACGATTTGTTTTTCCTGCTGCTACTACGATAGGACTGGCATCAAATTCACTCATACGTACACCAACTTGCCATGCACCACGCCCACCTTTGTCGATAGCATTGTTTGGTTTGATCCAACCAAATGCGCCATCTTTGTATGCGTGTGATTCGCCAGTTAGATTATAAACTGCCTGTGCGTAATAACCATTGATCTCTTGATTATTGCCAGTTGCTGGATCATACTTGAAGTTGAACATTTCACCTTGTAGTTTGAACGCATTGTAAGCAAATGCGGCTTCAAGTCCTTGGCGTGTTCGTGTGGTAACACCACTCAATGCAGGACCAACGAACCAATTTGATTGTGAACGTGCTTCTGTGCGACCACTTGATGGCGTAACTCCACCTTTGATCTCACCCATGCTATATGCTGCACCTAAGTGTGCGACATATGCTTTGCTACCAGTGAGTTCAGCAATGTTTGTTGTTACACGACCCGTATAATCGAAGCCATCAACCACAGCATCTTTGTTCATTTTGCCACGGCTAATTGCTAGAGCATAGGTCAGACCAGGTTTTGGTACGCCGTGAAGCATGAATCCAGTTTCTTTTGCTGGAATCAATTCACTATCGTTTTGGCCAATAAGACTGCGTTCCATGAAGTCTAGATTGTTTGAACTGGTCATCTGCTCAAGACTAAATGGCATCTTAAACAAGCCAAATTGAAACTGTGCTTCTGGATTAGCCGCATAGTTTACCCACATCTCATCCGCTGTGCTTGATGTGGAACTAAAACCATCACTCGCACCAAAGTTTGCTAACAACTGATACTTAAAGTCTTTGGCAAACTGACCACGAACACCAAATCTAGCACGACGAACTTCTGCTAGGTTCTGGTACGAATCCGTGGTTTGACCGACACCGTAATTGGGTGAGTAGTGTCGATAGTCCATATGAATTCGACCTGTAAATTGTGCCGTATTGTTTCCGTCTTTCGACTTGAGTCCAATTCCATTTTCTGTGACTGAACCATCGTTTGCTCTAGCTTGTCTATATTTGACTGAATCGCTAACATCTTTGTCGATTCTTTGTTCAGCAAACTTTTTGTTTTCTTCTCTTTCTTCATATGCTTTCAGTTTTGATTCATATTCTTGTTGAGTGATTACATTTTTTTCTCTCAGAATATTCAGCGTATCTTTATACTCATCAGCATATGCAGGAATGACTGCCGCTAAAGCAACTACAATTGAAAGTTTTTTTAGTAATTTCACGTTCTATCCTTATTTCCAAATTGGGTTGTTGTCTGGACCACGGAAATCTTTCTTCCAGTTTTCCTGTACAAGTTTAATAACATCGGCTGGCATGTGAACATATTCCAACTCTGTTGACATTTGACCACCATTCTTATAGCTCCAATCAAAGAACTTGAGAACCGCACGACCTGTCAATGCGTCTGCTTGTTGTTTGTGCATCAAAATAAAACTTGCGCCTGTTGCTGGCCATGCGTCTTTACCATTTTGCCATGTCAACAACAAATACATTGCTGGTGCGTTAGCCCAATCTGCGTTGGCTGCGGCTGCTTTGAATGTGCTATCATCAGGCAATACAAAGTTACCATCACGATTCTTCAATGCTGCGTAAGGGATCTTGTTGCGTTTTGCGTATGCGTATTCGACATAACCAAATGCTCCTTTGATGCGCTGAACCTGTGCGGCAACACCTTCGTTACCTTTACCACCTACACCTGTTGGCCATTTAACTGCTGTGCCTTCACCTACAGTCTTTTGAAAGTCTGCGTTGGCTTTGCCTAAGAAATTGGTCCAGATGAATGTTGTACCCGAACCGTCAGCACGATGTACTACTGTGATATTCATCGCTGGTAAGTTTACGCCTGGATTTAATTCAGCAATTGCTTTATCATTCCATTTGGTAATTTTACCTAGATGAATGTTTGCGATCACATCAGGTGTCAACTTTAGTTTACCAGCATCGATACCATCTAGATTGTAAACTGGTACAACACCACCAATGATTGCTGGAAACTGAACAAGACCCTCTTTGTCTAATTCTTCTTTCTTGAGTGGCATATCACTTGCGCCAAAGTCAACTGTCTTGGCTTTGATTTGACGAATACCACCGCCTGAACCGATTGATTGATAGTTTAGACCAATGCCAGTTTGTGCTTTGTATGCTTCAGCCCACTTTGCATAGATTGGAAATGGAAAAGTCGCACCAGCTCCAGTAAATTCTGCTGCCGATGCGACTCCTGTAAATAGCAATAATGATACTAAAAACTTCTTCATATTATCTCCTTTGAGTTAGACTACTAAAATAGTTCTGTGTAACGAAACCGTCACAATTTAGAATTTTTTTTAATAGTCTGACCGCCGAAGACAATCAGACTTTATATTTAGTGTTATGCTGCTTTACCCCACACATTTTCCCAATTGCCTGTCAATGCGCCTTTTGAATAATCTGTAGCACGATTCTCAAAAAAGTTTGTGTGTGTTGGTGCATTGATCATCTCTTCAACCCATGGAAGCGGATTCTTTTTAACTTTGAATACACCCTTGAGACCCAGACTAATGAGGCGACGATCAGCAATGTAGCGAATGTATGATTTAACGTCATCAGAAGATAACCCAGACATGTCACCCATATTAAAAGCAAGATCAATAAACTTGTCTTCGAGTTCAACCATCTTCTCAGCAATAGTATAAATTTTTGATTTGAGGTCGTCATTCCAGATTTCCTTATTCTCTTCGATGTAAGTACGGAATAATTTAATCATCGACTCAGCGTGTTGTGTTTCATCCACGATTGACCAAGTAATAATCTGGCCCATGCCTCTCATTTTACCTTGGCGTGGGAAGTTAAGTAACATGATAAAGGAACTGAATAATTGCATCCCTTCGGTGAAAGCAGAGAATACTGCAATATGAGCAGCAGTAGAAGCCCTATCGCCATTCTGTGTGCTAAGATTAAGAACGTAATCATGTTTATCTTTCATTGCTTGATATTCCATAAACTCAGTGTATGTGGTGTCTGGCATACCAAGTGTTTCAATCAAGTGTGAATATGCTGCGATATGTAATGCTTCACGTGCGGCAAAACCCAATAGCATCATCCTCACTTCAGGTTGAGGAAAATAAGGTAAGTAATTATTAACATAGCCACCTGCAACATCAATGTCACCCTGAGTAAAGAATCTGAATATATGAGTGAGAAAATCTTTTTCGTTCTGCGTAAGTTTATTCTTCCAATCCTTAACATCTTCAAGCATTGGTACTTCAGTGTGGAGCCAGTGAGATTGTTCATGCTTTAGCCAAGATTCATATGCCCAAGGATAAGCAAATGGTTTATATGATGTTCTTTCGTCTGTTAGTTTTATGTTCTGCTTTTTAATCATTGATGAATGCCTCTAGTTCTTGTTTTGTTTTATTGCCTACTAATCTTTTTGTTACCGCATTATCTTCCATCATCACCAATGTTGGTACACTACGAATGCCAAACTCTGCTGCTATATCTGGTTGTGCGTCAATGTCAATCACTTCGATTGACACATTTGTTTCAACTTCCTCTAAAGTTTTTGCTAACATCTTACATGGTCCACACCATGATGCTGTGAATCGTACTACTTTTTTCATTTGCCTTGACCTCTGTATTTTTTATGTGAACGCTTTTCGTGTTTATTCATTGATGCTGTTTTGTTGTGACCGCCTTGTTTAGTTCTTTTTTGAACTGATTTGTGTTTACTCACGTTAGGTGCTTTTACTGACATAATATCTCCTATTCATACATTACAGTTTCAGTATCACCCAAAGACCATTTGGGCTTTTGCTCTACAACATACTTCTTGGTGCAAACTTTGAAGTCTGGAAACTTCATTTCTTTTGGATTGCTTGCTGCGTCTAAGAACAAGCAACGATTGTTTGGCTGTGCTGCGTATTGACCATTATATAGTTCAATGAAGTTAAAACTCTTATGATCTTCAGGCCATTCAGCGTAACTTGTATCTATAATGTTTAAATCTGGTGCTGAGTGATCAACAGTAAACATGTAATTGCCTTCATAAAACTGTTTATCTTTGGCATAAAACTTACATGTAAGATTGCGTACAAATGCTTTCTGTAGCACTGTGAAATCATAACTAAAACAATCCCAGATTTGTAATGTGTCTAAAGGTAAAAAAGTTTTCGGGAGATTATCCGTTCTGCTAACAAAAGCATGTAATGGTAATTTATCGTAAAGTGCGCCATAGTTTGGTAGATATGCCTCTATTCTGAATGCTTGTCCTCTGATGCTTTTGATTGAAATCCAAATACACGGTTCATACTCACCGTGACCTTTCTCAAAGTCATACAGAAATTCTTTTCTTATGTAACAATGTACAGGTGGTATGTTTGCGATTAAATGTGCCATTTTTTCTCATGTAAGTGAAACTTCATACCAACGTATGTTCCTGCAAATGCTCCTAGAACTGCTGGTATAATCATCATATGATCTGTAGTGTAATTGATTACTGCTACACCACCTAAGAATGTAATTAGTGATGCCCAAATGCTTGATGCTAACGGTTTATCATTCTGCACCGATTTGAGTAACTGTGTGTAAACGATGTCTGTGAAAAACATACAAACAAATGTAAAAATATATGCCCACATTATTCTTTTTTCTCCATCATTCTATTCACGAAGTCTAATAGTAAGTATTCTTTACTACCGTTCCATCTTTTTTTCATCCATGAATAGTCTTCATACCAATGTTGTTGTGCTTCGGGATGACAACCAATCAAACCAATATTGCCTTGCATGATAGCCATCGCATCACCGTTAGGATATCTTGATATAACATCATACTTTGATTCATCACCAAAAATTGCACAACCATCATAAAAGAAAAGTTCTTCGGGTTTATCATCCCATGTAACTTTCATTTGTTTCGCATGTGGTCTTTTTGTGTCTGTGTTGGGACGAGTTATATATTGACTCAATTCAACATCATTAAGAATGTCAAAGTAGTCAGATCCCGCCCAATAAGCACCCATGCATATACCCAAGTAATAGCCACCACCAGCAACGAACTTACGAACGCTGTTGACATGAGATTTAAGTAAACGATCCCAACTATCGGAGTCGCCAACGCCACCAGGAAAGCAAACCATGTCAACATCATCAAAAAAATTGTCTTCAAGTTCATGTTTAGTAAATATTTTAAATTTATAATATGGGTGTAATGCTTTTATAATTCCATTACCCGATTGAACAGAACATTTTGGTTGATGTAAAAATAACGCAATCGTTTTCACTTTTCTTTGTTTTTATTATTATCTTTTTTCTCCTGCTCTTTTGACGGAGCAGGAGTTTTTTCTTTGTATATCGGTCGCTTCGGATGCGGCTTTTGTTTTTTTGAATTTATTTCGAATGACACACAATGTCTCCTTTACTGACACGCTAGGCACTCATCTCCGTCAATAATAGCTTTCAAATCAATTTCTTGTATAATCTCACGTTCAATTCTTTTAGACACTTTATCGGCCTTAGCTAGTTTCTCTGAACGACAGTAGTACAACGTTTTCAAGCCCTGCTTCCATGCCTGAAAGTGTACTGCATGTAAGTATTTAACATTCACATCAGGTCTAAAAAAGAGGTTAATGGATTGCGCCTGGTCAATGTAATTTTGTCTGTCAGCAGCGTGGTCCACAACCCATCGTTGGTCAATTTCCATACCAGTTTTGTAGACATCTTTGGTGTATTCATCCAAGAAATCCAAGTGCTGGACGGAACCGTCGTTTGCAATGATACTTGACCAGATTTCTTGATAATCCAATTTGTTGTCTTCATCACATTTCTCCTTGATGATTTTATCCAAGAATTTATTTTTGTTTAGAAAAGCACCTGAAAGAGTGTCTTGTCTATAAGCATTAGCACGATAAGGCTCAACGGAGGGACTAGTGTTGCCCATAATAATGGAAGATGAAGCATTAGGAGCAATGGCAAGCATATGGCTAAACCTTTTACCTGAACCAACAGCATCAGGAGCCTCACCTCTTTCTTTTCCCAATTGGAGATTCGCATCATCTAATCTTTCACGAATATGTTTGAATACTTGATTGTTGAACGACTTTGCTACGGCAGATTCGAACGCAATATTTTTTTTCTGAAGAAGAGCATGATAACCAAGAGCCCCCACACCAATACTGCGCTCTTGTTCAGCAGAGAACCTGGCTCTGTGAATAGCATCAGGAGCATTGTCAATAAAATACTGAAGTACATTATCAAGCATTTCCGCCACGTCCCGCAGAAAAAGTTCATTACTCTTCCAATCATCATAATACTCCAAGTTTACAGATGAAAGGCAGCAAACCGCTGTGCGCTGTTTATCTGTAGGTAAAATAATTTCTGAACACAAATTTGATTGCTTGATACTCAGGCCTTTTTTCTTCTGAAACTCTGGCATCGCACGATTGCTTGTATCAATAAAGTGAATGTATGGCTCACCTGTCAGCATACGTGTTTCAAGGATGCGCTGCCACAATTCACGTGCTGATACTTTATCTTTGACTTCTTGTGTATGTGGATCTTTGAGTTCCCATGTATCATCAGCATCATGGTCGAGCATACACTTTTCAATCAACAGCATGAAGTCATCAGTGATATTGATACCGTGATGTAGATTCAATGTTCGTAGATTAGGATCACCCGTGGGCTTACGCATCTCTAGAAAATTGATAATATCAGGATGAGAAATGTCAAGATAAGCAGCATAAGAGCCACGCCTTGTACGACCTTGTCTATATGCCAATGAAGATGCATCGTAAGTACGTAGATGAGGCATGATACCAACGGACTTATCATCAGCAGAACGAATACCCAGACCGATTCCAACACCACCTCCTAACATTGAAAGCCAATTTACTTCCGAAAGAGTATTGACCAAACCTTCTGCTGAATCATCCAAATAGGGAAGAAAGCAGCTAATAGGCAAGCCACGCTTAGAGCGACCGAAAGATAAAATAGGAGTAGAATAAGATAGCCAATGCTTACTACTGTAATCGTAGAGCCTCTGAGCATGAGCAGCATCAGTTGCAAAAGCAGCGGATACAAACGCAAATCTTTCTTGAGGACTTGATTCGTCTTCACGCATGTATGATTCTTTGAGTCTTTTGATTCCGAGTTCATCGAATAGTTTATCTCTTTCTAGGTCTATTGTAATGCTGCTAATATCTACCATTTCTTCTCCAATATTATTGTTCTAGTGCTGCTACTACATTTGGAAATTTATCTGCTATAACTTTCCAACACGCTTGTGCTATTTCCATGTGTTCTTTTTGTGTACCATTTTCCATACGCAACTGACAGTAGTGAATCCAACTACGCAATGTACCATTCATGTACATACGTGACTGTGTGTTGCCTTCTGGTAATACCACACGTGCTTGTTCTTTTGCGATACCATTTGCAATCGCCCAATCATATGCGGCTTTTGCTTCAGAAATCAAATTAACTTGTTTAATTTTCCATTCTGACTGTAATTCATTATCGTCAGTCTCAATAGAGTTTTGACGATTCTTTGTATCTTGTAGTCTTGCTTCACGTAGTTCAAAACCCAAATCTTTCGTTGGATCAGCATAACGCTGGCTGAACTCTTGAAAAGAAAAACTACGATGGCGCAAGATTTGTCTTGCTATGTCCCGTGTAGTGTTTATTTCCATAACAACGTTGACCATTTCAAATGGTGACCAATGTTGATTTTTGATAAGATAACGAATTAATTTATCAGAGTCAATATTCATTCCCTGATTACTTGGATTTGATACACGTGCCATGTGTACAATCAAATCTTCAGCAGAGCCATAACCATTCATTGTTGCGGTCACACCAACTAACTTCACGTTCATAATTTCTTCCAAAAAGTAAATTTGGCTATAGCCTCAAGACCATAAAATGTATTACTATCTATAATCTCCTGGATTTCGCCAGATGAAAAACCATTCAACACCATCTCATTGATGTCTTTGCCATCCATATTATCAGGCCAAATCACAACATTATGATTCGATTTGATAGCATTTTCAATCAACTTACACACTTCTTTATTTCTTGGTTCATTATCAAATACAAGCGTAATTTTTTCTGCTTGAATATTTTTCACCGTTAGGGCAAGATTTGCGTCACCTGATGCTACACAATTCTTTAGAAACAAACTATCTAGTGGACCTTCAACAAGATACACACGTTCTTTTAAATTCACACGATCCATGCCAAAAACAAGTTTATTATCAGAATCGTCTGTTCTCAATGTAACATAGCGTAGTGTGCGGTCGCTTGTCTCTAATGCTCGACCAGATACAGCGATCAATTCATTCTGATAATTAAAATACGGTATAACTAGTCTAGCGTCTTCAACTAGGTTTTTATCGTGATTTGGAATTAGCGCATCACAAAATGCTTTATAGTTTGAAGTGAACAACAACTTATCATAATGTTCTTCGGGGATTAGCCGATTCTCAGCATACGTTAAACAAAAATGTCCACTTGGTAAACTACTGAGCCATTCCCCATGTTCAAATATGCTGCGCTTTTTGATGTGACCAAATTTGGGTGGGTTGGTGATGATTCGTGGTGATAATTCACTCTTTCTGTGATACGTGTTGGCAGTTCCGGTTGTGCCCGACTTGTATTTTTCGAGTACGTACTCTCCATGTAAGGATGAGTCGATGTGCTTGATGAAATTGGCGACATTTGTTCCTACTCCACAGTTATGACAGCGGTAAAATAAATCATTGCCCTTGGCGAAAACATAGCCTCGGGCTTTGAGTGTGTTTGTTTTGGAATCGCCA